CTAATATACCTCCGCGACTTTCGTTTCCGCCTAGCAAGGTAAATTGTATATAACCATTACTCATACCTGGTTTTTTTAATTGTACGGCTGATATATTTTTAAAGGGGATAGTTTTTTCTCCTTTAATACCTTGATTAACTAAATTTATAAATCCTTTTCTAATAATTGAAATAGAATCATCAGTTACTTTAATCAAGGTTTTTCCTGGAGATTTTATTAAAATCTCTTTTTCCATTTTTTCTTCCTCATTTCTGTGATATGATTTTTTTTGTAGAAGCTCATATATGAGGAAAGAGCCCGTGTTGCAGCACGGGCTTTTTTAATGTTTTGCTGAAATCGGTTTTTTTAATAATTCTTGATGTATTCATACATATTGCCTTGCGTAAGAATATTTTTTCTTAAAATAGCATTGGCAGACAGCATAACAAGTGTATCTGAGCTTATTCTGAATAGAATAATACTCCATAAATTTTTCGAGATTAAACTGAGATTCATCAGTCAGTTCGTTCTCAATATAGATATTTAATAAAATTAGAATAGCTATTTTATCTGCTTCTGTTTCAAATTTTGAGTGAAAAGTTGTAGAAGTATCGTACAAAACTGAAAATTCAAAATGAGAGGCGCTGAAATGTGCAAGTTCATGAGATAAATGAAAGGCTTCTGCAGTTTCACCGTATAGATTTTCATTCAAAAAAATGATTCTGGGTTTTGGATAGTAGAAACCAGGCTCTTTCATCTCCATATAAACTACTTTCAAATTGTATTCGCTCAACATTTCTTTCAATTTCAAATACATACAAACCATCACTCCAACTATTCATTTTCCTCTAAAGCTTTAGCAATTGCAATCGCTTTACGCATTGTCTCCTTAGATATTTCTTTTCCATCAAAAGAAAAAACAGTATCGTCTTCTGATAAATTCACATGTTTAGGGGTTTCTCTTTCTTCTCTACCTAGAAGGTAGTCTACAGAGACATCGAAATAGTCAGCAATCCGACTTAATTCATCTGAATTAGGAGTATTATTTTTCCACTTTGCTAGATAACCGTTAGAATATCCAAAATTAATTTCTAACTGCCGTATAGATATCTTTTTCCTCTTCGCCAAGTCTTTTATTATTTCATAGGTATTCATCGATAAAACAACCTTTCTAAATGTTTACAAAAAAAGTTTAGAAAAATACGCAGAAATAATTTGACTAATTCTGAGTAATGAGCTATACTATATCTTGTAAACAGATTTAACAACTAAAAAGACAACAAAAAACACTATTGATATGTAAATGCAGACCGCCAAGAAAGCTTTAAAATCAATGTTTTTATGTCTTATTTAATTATGCTCTTAGTATAGAGTATTACTCAGATACTGTCAATTGAATTTAGAAAAAAGTTGTTAAATTTGTTTACGAATATAAAAGAAAGGAATGAGAAATATGAACACACCGCAAATTTTTAATTTCGAACAAAACGAAGTTCGGACAATTTTAGTAAATGATGAACCATATTTTGTAGGCAAAGACGTTGCGAGTGTTTTGGGTTATTCAAACACTAAAGATGCTTTGTCGCGGCATGTAGATTTGGAAGATAAGATGGGGTCGCGAATCACGACCTCAGGTCAATCAAGAGAGATGACAATCATCAACGAATCTGGTTTGTACAGTTTAATCTTAAAATCAAAACTTCCCTCTGCCAAAAAATTTAAACGTTGGGTAACAAGTGAAGTGTTGCCAGCAATTAGAAAACATGGAGGTTATCTAACTCCAGAAAAAGTAGAAGAAGCTTTGCTTAATCCAGATACAATCATTCAATTAGCAACTCAACTAAAAGAAGAAAGAACTGGAAGATTAATCGCAGAACAAAAGATTGCAGAGTACGAACCTAAAATCTCCTATTTAGATAGCATATTATCTTCTACAGATTCAGTAACAATTAGTCAGATTGCAGCAGATTATGGGATGTCTCCACAACAGATGAATAAATTACTTCATAAACTAGGTATTCAGAAAAAAGTCGGTAACCAATGGTTATTGTGCAAAAAACACATGAACCAAGGATACACAAAATCTCATACAACTGAGATCCCGAAAGCCGATGGTGGCACTAAAATTGTAATGAATACCAAATGGACACAGAAAGGGCGTCTATTTATCTACGAATTACTAAAAAAAGAAGGATATTACCCTCAAATGGATTTAGAGGAAATTGGTTAGAAAGGAGTTTTAGTATGACTGACATTGCAGAAATCACTCAACGAGATAGAGAAAAAATCAAAGAATATGTCGAAAGTTCAAAGTTCTTAACTTACACCATGCTTGCTGAAAGATTTGGAATTAGCAAAAGCTACTTATCTTTAATTTTAAACGGTAAAAAGACTTCTGCAGAAGCAAACAGAATTATAGATTCGATTATCACTATGTACGAATTGTAAAGGGAGGAACAGCTAATGCAATATCTAGAAGCAAAAATCCCAATTCCAGAAGGCTATGTAATTATCTCCCAAGTGGATTATGAGGAGTTAAAAAAAGCTGATGATACTGGTAGATGGATGACGTTGCCAGAAGTGCTAGAACGGATTAACAGAAAATATGATTGGTTTACTTCTAGAGTTTTAAAGAACCCAAGATATAGAAATATTATCGATATCGAGAAAAACAAAAATGGATTTGTCTATTATCCAGTTGAAGGAAGAGACACATATCTATTTTTAAGAAGTAAAACACTTGAATTTTTAGAAACAAATTTTTCGGAAATCTTAAGGAGGCAAGCGGATGGGAAAATTTAATAGAGCGCTAGTGTTCAGCGCACCGCTAATCATCTACGCTTTAGGACTTTGGGGAAGCAGGCAAGCGTTGATAGGAACGATTGTTTACATGGTTTGGATTTTTATGGGGCTTGATGAAGCTGAAGCTGAGTACAGAGCGAAAAAGCCAACCGAGGGGGCTGACTAAAAATGAATAGAAAAGAGAAACTAGAATGTATATTACTATTACTCAGTTTAATTCTTTCACTAATTTCTCTATTGGGAAGTTTGTATTTTTGATATCAACAATTTTGTGGATTTGGGTTCTATTTAGAGTAAATATCATTTTTGTTTGGTGATTAAGGAGTTTATTAAAATTAATTTTCCCTACTTCAAATGCAAGGTAACAAGATATAGCACTTTTAGGAGGAATATTTAGCGGTACAGCTTCAGAGTATATTCTATTATCATCGACTGATCCTCCTTTAGCAATTAATTTCTTAAATGGAGTAGCTGACCATCTGCGGTTTAAGTTAGCGGATGAAAGTTCTAAATTAACTAACATAGCTGGTTCTGTTGAATAGTTAGAAATGATTACTTTTGTATAAATCATATCTGCAGCGAAGTAAGAAGCATTAAGTTCAACTTCTAGTTGAGGGCGCATTCCTTTTATTTTTATCCCTGTTAAAAACGTACTCAATATAAAACTTATTATTGACATCCATTGAAAAATTGTTAAGTGAAAAAAATTCAAAATAAACACCACCAGTTTTTAACTAAATTATACCAAAAAGGAGAGAAGAAATAATGCAAGAATTAGTAATTTTGAAAAATAAAGAAGCTGTGACTACGAGCTTACAAGTGGCAGAAAGCTTCGAGAAAAAACATCAACATGTTTTAAGAGATATTGATGCACTAAAAAAAGATGTGTCCAATTTTGGACAGATGTTTGTAGAAGGTAATGAACCAGATTCATATGGCAGAAATCGACGAGTTTTCTTCATTAGTAGAGATGGATTTTTCTTGCTGGCTATGGGGTTTACAGGAAAGAAAGCTATCTACTTCAAACAAAAATACATTGAAGCATTCAACGAAATGGAAGATGTTATTCGCAAGAATACTGTTCCTCAAACAATTGAAGATATGATGATCTATCAATTAGAAGAAATGAAAGATGTTAAAAAAGATGTTTCCATGCTTAAAGATACTATGCGAATTAGCGGACAACAAGAGTTTGAAATTAAGCAAAAAGGAAATATGAAAGTTATGGGAGTTCTAGGGGGAAAAGAAAGCCGAGCTTATGAAGAAATCAGCAAAAAAGTATTCTCAAAATTTTGGTCTGAATTTAAACGTACCTTTTCAATCCCAAGATATGGCGAGTTACCTCGTAAGAGATTCGATGATGCTGTTTCATTTATTGAAATGTGGTTGCCAGAAACTGCGATCCGTATGGAAATTGATCAACTGAACAGACAACAGAGACTTTTTGGTGATGACAATGAATAGAGCTGAAGCGCTAAGAATAGGGACGGCAATTGCTAATTGCTGGTGGAAATACTATAAACCAATCATCCTAAGCCAACAACATATTGACAAGCAAAAAGCATGGCAACAAATAAAAAAGTGACTCCGCCGGCAAGCAAAGAGTCACAAAGAAAACACATCATAAGGAGATTTTAGCATATGGAAAAAGAACTTTCCACTCTAGATCAATATTTGATTGATCCTGATTGGGGCAAGCCGAAAATTGAGGAAACAAGTGGTCGAAAAATCAGACGAAATCTTTTGACGAATGAAGAACTAGCTTGGGATCAAGATGATTTAGGCAACCATGTAACTATTTGGGATCATGTTTATCTTATCCATCTATCGAAGCATTCGAATAAACCTGAATATATTTACGTCATCGAAGATGGCTTGATTGATGCGCTAGAAGAGTACGACAGAGATAACTTGATTGATATCTCTTATTACGGACCAGGTAAGAAATACATTGCTGAAATGGAGGCAGAATTTGATGAGTGAAATCAAAGGGACAACGAACTTTGAAAAACTTTTTAGTCGTAAGTTAAATAAAATTCTCAAGAAAAAAGGAAATTTTGATTATTTATCTTGGGCTCACGCGTGGGAGATTATGAAAAAGAATGATCCACAGGCAACGGTAACTATTAATGAGTACAAACACTACAGGGTTGTTTCTGGAACTCATCAAGACTTTCTTGTTGAGGAATATAAACCTTTTCTTATGGATGAAACTGGGACTTATGTATCTGTCTCAGTAACGGTTAAAGGACACACGGAAACCGAATTATTTCCTGTTTTAGATTATCGAAACCAACCAGTTGTTAAACCAAATGCAATGCAAATCAATAACTCATTGAAGCGATGCTTTGTGAAAGCATTGGCTCTACACGGACTGGGATTATATGTATTTCAAGGGGAAGATATTCCAACACCACCTAGAATCGATACAAAGAAATTAAACATGCTAGAGACGATTCTAGAAGCTTTCAATGAGCAGATGGGTAAAGATATGACCAAAACCTTAATCGAATATGTTAATGAGCAGACAGATAAATTAGGGCTCTTAGCTGATAACGTTGAAACTATTGAACAGTTAAGCTATGAGCAATGTGCCTTGATGGAGCGAGCAATAGCAGCTAAGAGAAAAGAATTAGATAAGAAGTGATATGAGTGTTTAAACCATTAATCGATTCATATTCAGCGGTTCTGAAAAAGTTCAAAGGAAAAGACATAAGCGCAACCATCAATGAGGAAGTGAACATTGATCGACTAAAGACGATGTATGACGGCTACGATGGTGATCGAGTCATTGAAATTCGTTTTATTGATCCTAGACGTTTCACCGTACAGCAACGAAACTTCATCTATGCGCTGATAGGCGATATTTTTATCGATACAGGCATGCCAACGGACTTCTGGAAGGAATTCTTCTACTTTCGTTTTGAAGGTGTCACAGGGCGCAAAATAAGCCTGAAAGACGAATCGAATACAACTGTGAGTGATGCCAATGTCTTAGCAAATATCATCTTAGATTTCATCTTTGAACATCATATTCCTTTCAAAGAAGGCTATGAGATTTTACCTGCGAATCAAGAATATTACTTCTACAAATGCATCACAAAAAGAGTCTGCTGCATCTGTGGCAAAACAGGAGCTGACATCGATCACTTTGACAAAGCGCTAGGAAGACGAAAGCGCAAAGAAGTTGATCATGCAGAGTACACATTTGCAGCACTCTGCAGAATCCATCACACAGAGAAGCACAAAATAGGTGTGATTAATTTCAAAAATAAATATCAAATCAAAGGGATCAAATTAAACCAGAAAACAATCAAAAAGTTAAATATTGGAGGGTAAAAATGACAGAACATCGAAGTTATTATGCGATTATACCAGCCAACGTAAGGTACGACAAAAGACTTAAACCAAATACTAAGTTGTTATACGGAGAGATAACGGCCTTGTGTAATGAAAGAGGCTTTTGTTGGGCAGGCAATGAGTACTTTGCAGATTTATATGGTGTGAATAAAGAGACCATATCGCGATGGGTAAGTGATTTGATTAAGTTTGGATACTTGAATCGGGAAATCATTTACAAAGAGGGTACCAATCAAATAATCAATAGGTACCTACGAATTAATCAATACCCTATTGACGAAAAACGCAATACCCCTATTGACGAAAAAGTCAAAGATAATAATACATCTATTAATAATACATTTAATAATACAAAAGAATATATAAGAGAGTTACCGCCTTCGAAAAAATCGAAGGCTAAGCCCGTCCGTCATAAATACGGAGAGTATAAAAATGTTCTTTTGTCAGATGAGCAGATGGAGAAACTCAAAACAGAATTCCCTAATGATTACCAAGAGCGAATCGAACGACTGTCAGAGTATTGTGAATCATCTGGTAAGACTTATAAAAACTATTTGGCAACTATTCGAAGTTGGGCAAGGAAAGAAAAAAGTGAACCTAAGAACGCAAGCAGTGGATACAAGCGCACAGGAAGACGAGAGAAGCTTCCTGAATGGGCAATCGACCAAGAAGCCTATCTCAAGAAAAAAGCGCTAGAACGAGCTAATAGACAATCAAAAGCACCATTCTAAGAGGTGGAAAAATGAAGATCGATTATCTAGAACTAATTAATGAAATAGCGAATTATAAAAAGGGCGAGGAATTAGACGTCCTGAGAGACGTATATGATCAACTCGAAGAAGCTGGAATTGAAGGAATTAAGAATGATCGTTCGAGTTGGAGTAAGCTCAGATACTATTTCGCACTTTATATCGATACAACACAATTAAGAAATTTAGCATATACCAAATTACTATTTGTTGATTGTGTTAAAGGCTTGCAAAAACATCTTAATGAACTTGAGCAGGTGTAATCAGATGGACCTAAAGACATTTACAGCACAGATTGAACTAATGCATCAAGAAGCTTTAAGACAAAGTGTATCGTACGAAGACAAGTGGCTCAACACGTTCCATGGCGGACGTGAGAGCGCACTTGATCAAGTACTCAAATTACTGAAAGGAGAATGTCGGGATGGATAAGAAAGCGGCAATGCAGCGAATTATCGAATTGACTTATTCAGAAGATTGGCAAAATGACAAAGAAGCTGCTTCAGAAGTGATGAGGCTTGGAAGAGCGATGTGGGCAGACAAGAGCAACAAGCCAAGACCACGAAAAATCGCAATTTGGCACGGTGACAAACTTCTAGTGATAGGGACAGCTGAACAGTTAGCAAGTCTCACAGGCTTGCACGAGAAAATCGTGAGGAAAAGAGCAAGGTGTGGCTACACAGACGCTAAGAAGAGAACGTTTAGATACGTGGAGGAATCATCATGACAACAGAAGAAGTGATTCAAATGCGTATTCGAAGCCTTCAGCGTGAGATTGACGATCTGGAACGAACAAAGGCAGTGATGGTCAATGAAACGGCGAGAAAGGCAATCGATTTGCACATAGAGAATTTAAGAAGGGAAATCCATCGATTGGAGGAATGAGCGTGGATAAGAAAGCAGCAATGAAAAGAATTGCTGAATTAACCAAGTCAGAATCTTGGCAAGAAGACAAAGAAATAGTTGCAGAAGTCCAAAAGCTCGGTAAATCAATGTGGACTGAAAAGCCCAAACGGAGAACGCCGAGAAAAATTGCAATCTGGCATGATGACCGAATTTTAGTAACAGGTACTGCTGAACAGTTATCTGAAATTACTGGATTAAGCAAAAACATTATCTGGGATAGAGCTAGGAGCTTATGGATTGATTCAAAAGGACGACAGTTTAGGTATGTGGAGGAGAGATAATGGATCTCATTACACAATACAGTGACATCATCCTCAAGAAAATCATGATGAAGATTCAGAAAGATAAAAAATCAAAAGAACGAGCTGAATTAGTTAAGTTAGAAATGGCTGAAACAGGAGCAGGAGTGCGAAGTAGCAGGCATTGGAAAGCAGCAGCAAACATTGAATTTTATTACAACGAAATTCAAAAAGGGTTCGATCAGATGCGTGAGCTGGATCGGCAAACAAATTGGAGCAAGAAACTTCATCAAGATCGTTTCAAATTTGTAGAGAAGTATAAAGAAATATTAGAAGAGTATTTGAGGAGGACAGCAAATGATAAAAAAACTCGTTCAATTCAGCATGGATTTATATGATATCGAATCAGGAGCAACACTATCTGTGGAATCGGACCATCTAATCATAAATTTTGGTGGAAAGCGCCAGATTATTTTGTGGGTAGTTGATGATGTACTGTTTCCAGAAATTGTTCATGATTTCGAAGAATCAAAAGCGGTTGAGTTTGAAATAGTGAAAAAAGTAATGGAATTGATTGAAAAATACGAGGAGGACAGCGAATGATACCGAAGTTTAGAGCGTGGGATAAACGAAAGAACGTAATGAGAGATGTAGCCGTCTTGCATTTTACTAAAAACGGCAAAACAAACTTTATTGAATATTGGATAAATCCTACCGAATTGAAATCATATCACGTGCGAAACATCGACCTCATGCAATCCACAGGAATGAAAGATAAGAATGGTGTGGATATATTTGAAGGGGATATAGTATTAGTCAGCGTGCGAAATGGCTTCGATTACTTAGATAATAAAGTCTGTATTGTCAAAAATTCAATAGATTATTCCGGATTAGTTTGTGCCACTGTTGATGAAGACTTAGAGTATCAAATTTTTAACACAGAGCTGTTTGAAGAATACACGTACGAAGTCACCGGAAATATATACGAGAATAGCGAGTTATTGGAGGAACAGCGATGAATAAACAGGAAGCAATCAAAAAGTTAGAAAGTATTAAAGCGATAGGAAATGATGCAATAGCTGCTTGCTATAACGAGAGTATAAATTCAGGTATTACGTTAATGAAAAAAATAGACGAACCGCAGAAACCAGTTATTCCACAACTCGTGGCCGGTTGGCTTGAGAAATCTACGGACCCTTTTACAAAAGCTGAAAAAATAGCGTATTTAATCAAATCTAAAGATGGTGATTCATATTATTTCTGTGATTGGTTTGTACGAGATGGCATAGTGACGCAAGAGCAAGGAGAAGAATTACTCGCTTGGGCAACAAGACAATCATATGAAACACTATTGAGCCTATACAACGGCTACGAGGTTGAGAAAGAGCCGTTATGGGCAATAAAGAATGCCGATGGAAACTATCTTACTAAATGTGCTTTATGGGGAAAAGATGGAGTAAATTATAGTTTTGAATGCAATCCATCTCATCGATTGCTTTTCACTGATAAAGCAACAGCGGATGCTGCAGCATTGTTGGTGAATGGAACAGTGGAAGAGGTGGTAGAAAGATGAAACTAAAAGACGGATTTTACGCTAGCAGTCACGGTATCGGCGGTTTAATGCTAGATATGCCGACAAAGAACCCTAAAACACGCAAGAAATCAAAATTCAAAGTCGGTGACATGGTCCGCTGTGAAGCAGAAGAGTTCGTTTATCCGTTCAGAGGATACGTTAAAAAGATACTGTCAAACTCAGCAATCATTCGTATTGAAAATACAATGAAGTGTGATCGTTCGACTGCAAAACACAAGCATTATTTAGCTGTAGCGAGATTAGTTGACATGGAAGTAATCAAGAGCAAATAAAAAAAGCCGGATCGCTCCGACTGATTCAATAAATCCAACACATTTATTATATCACATAAAGGAGCGGTTTGACTTGATGCAATTGTTACGAGAGGTAGATTTCAAACAGACAAGATGTAATGCGAGAGATGTGCTGAAGAACTTTCGGCGTTTGGAGCGGATGGCAGGTCGCTCTTTGATAGATATTAAGTCGCCGATTATAACGGATATGCCGAAGGCACCGAAGCATGGCAATAAGGCAGAAGACGCGATTATTCAGATGATGGATATAGAAACGGAGAGAGATGCGATTCTAGCGGCTTTGATGGCTCTTAGTCTGATTTTAGTCGTCAGATACTCTACTACAGCTTCTGTGTGCCAGATAGCTTCTCAAACTACAGAATTAGCCGTGAAGTGGGTTATTCAGAAAGAAGTATACAACGGATGAAGTCGGAAGCTCTAATAGAGTTTGCAGAAGCATATAAACACGGAAAAATAATTGCTTATAAATAATTTGGCGGTTTTTTGGCGGAATGATGGCGGTTTTTAGACATTTACCAGTGTTATTATGGTAGTGTCGAAAGATTAGGAAACAGGATCGACAAAATAAACGAAGGGAGGCAATCTCCCTCATCGTTTTAAACTTCTTCTTAGATAGACAGCAACTAATTATGAAGAAAAGGATGTGAATTCAACTCCTCCTAAATTCTTCATCGGTTGCTGTTTATTTTGATTAGACAGCAGCACTCACAAAACTAAACATGTTCTTGTCGTCTTTCAACTGCTGCTGTCTATTAATTTATGTATTGGAGGGAAGAAAAATGAAATTATCAGTAGAAGGCACTCCAGAAGAAATACAAGAATTGCTCCAAGCTATTGGTAGTAGCAAGGAGCAAAAGGTAAGTGTTTCTAATTCAGATATTGACGGTATTTGCAATTGTTTAAACAGAGAAAAAATATCTAATCCTTACTAAGAGAAAATATGTTCGTTAATGAATTTCCAATTTTCCTCTGTAGCTCTACCTTGATAATTTTTTTGCAGTTCACAGATGAATAAGGAATCGTTATTATCAAGTACTGTATTTAATTTTTCACACATTTGATTTGGATTCAAATTAGTTTTAACTAACCAAAAAGATTTTTGTAGCTTTATATATGCCCCAAATTCTTTTATTATTTCAAATACTTTATCATACTTTTGCCCTGGGTTATTAAGATCATAACTAATCATGTAGGGTTTATACATGTTGTCTTGCACATCCTTGTTTTATATTTCAGCGGACCACTCGCTGATAAATAAAATTATACGCTTAGTATTTATTTTCACAATATTAATTTATCGTAATAACTTTTGAGTAAATAGAACAAAAAACCTGCACTAGTTTCCGCTAGTACAGGCAGTGACTATATCGGTTGATAATCTAGCATATATTAAAAATAATTGCAAGAAAAGAAATTTATAGTGGTTTATACCAAATTATCAAAGCAATGTTATTTTGTTGCTGTCTATTGTTTTTTAATTATTCACACGATAACTAAAGGTGGGTGAAGAGAAATGATTCCATTAATAATTTCAATTTTTGCGCTCTGTCTTAATGTCTATATGATTGGATTTAAAAATGGGCAAAATAAAAAATAGTAGCAGCCAAGAATAATTTTATAGTGTCACTGTGGCGGAAAGGGTAGACGCTAAGCATGTGTGCTAGGTCAATGCTTCGGCAACCATGCAAGGTTCGATTCCTTGCCAGCGACATTAAATGCCTATGACGGTTACGACTACCGAAAAAAGATCGTTAAGAAGCTATACGGTGCTACGTACGGCAATGTAGTAAGTGTGCTATCTGTACACCACCAAGCTTCGGTCACTGTGGCGGAAGTAGAAGACGCAGCGGTAAATGGCGAGTAGCCTCGTGAGAGCCTGGTAAGTTCTCGTGAGTGGTGCAATCCCACTCCAGCGACTTTAAGCAACCGAGGCATCGGCGGTTTAAAAATATAGGGGTGCGCAATTTCGTACGCGTTTTGTGCATCGTGCAAGTTACTATTACATATTAGATCACTCTTTGAGTGGTCTTTTTATTTTTGCACAAAGGAGGAAACAACAATGTATAGACCACAATACTTAGAACAGAAGTATGAAGTAATCACTGTTCATAAAGGTAATGGCGAAAAAGTATATGAGTATAGAAGACCAATAAAGAGCGATACATATAAACGAAAGGAAAACAATGAAGTTATTCCATTGTATGGCAAAAGAATAGCTAAGCATTAAATAAGATTGCGAAAGGAGACGGAACATGACCGAGGAATTCTATAGATGGCTATTACAGTTGACAAGAGAAGATCGTTTGGTTAAGTTCTATCAGTCTCCTAAATGGCGCAGGCTTAGAGAGAAAGCGATGAAACGAGATCACTATGAATGCCAAGAGTGTAGAAGACTAGGTAAGTATCATAGAGTAGAGAACGTTCATCATATAAAGGAAGTCAAGGATAGACCTGACTTAGCTTTAGATTTAGATAATCTTATTTGTTTATGTGTTGAACATCATAATGAAGTTCATGGCAGATATCTTACAGCATTAGATAAACAAGAGAAGAAGATAGAAAGCTTTGCTAACTTCGATGCAAGTGAAAGGTGGTAAGTGCATGATCATCAATGATAATGGCAGAGAGTATGATACAGAAAAGATTGAAGAGTATTCATCTTATACTCAGGGATTAATTAAACGTTTGATATACGTTCGCTATGTAGGTATTAGGGATCTGTTATCAGATAACTGTTGTAGTAAATAC